ACCATCTTTTAAACAAGTCATCTGCTAAATTACTGAAGTTTAACAGTTTAAGAATATTCTCAAACTCTTCTGCAATCTTCTTTTTGATGGTGTCTGGTTGTTTTAATTTATCAAGAACTATGTCTAGTGTTCTACCAGATTCATCGTGTGTTATTGCCTCATTGACAATATCATCAATAGCCATCTCCAACTCAGGATGATTTGCCATTTCACGATATCTAGAAACTAGTTCTATTTCATTGCGAACAGAACCTTCTAAATCAACATATGTTCCATAATGAGCGTTTTGGGTAATGGTAACTGCACCATCATCCATTGTCTCCGTTGGAAGTGCGAAAGATGGTTGCTCAGGATTTTGTCTCTGAACAACATCATCTCTACCTAAGGTAAAACCGAAAAGTTTAATAGCCATTATTATATCATTCTATAAAAGGAAAAGGACCGAAGTCCTTTTCGTTACAATACACCAGTATCTACAGCGTCCCACCATTGATAGGTTAAGGTTACTGAAAATTCTTCAATAGTATCATTTGATCCCCAATCAACATCAATAGGGGTAATATCGGTTGGGTACACACCGATAAATCTATACTTCTTCAAAACATTACCTTGTTTGCCAAATTGTGTAATATCAGAATCAACTGAGTAACCCAATGGTGCAAGTGCAAGTGGATTGCGGACATTAAAGTTGTGACTGTTAATACCATTCATCCATCTTTCAAATGCATTACGGACAATGAAGTCTTCATCATTGATGACGCTGATAGTCCAATCTGCAAAGGTTCTATTTCCTACAAACTTTAATTCTCTGCCAAAGTAATTAACAGGAACAACACCTACTGTTGAGCCTGGTAACTGAGCAGTCTTACACATAAATGTAAGTTTAGTTTGTGCATTTGCTGGTGAAGCAAATGCTGGGAAAGGCATAGAAACTTCAAAGAGATTGGGACGAGCACCGTCCCCTGTCATTTGACTTCTAAATTCGTTTACGCTAAATGCCATTTTTATTCTCCTGTTCTTTTATTTATTGGAACTTCCCAACGACTTCTTCGAATGATACGCCAGTGCGTACTGCAACAAAGTTGAGTTGGATAAAGTTGATTGAACGAGCAGGTTTAATGTAAATATCGCCAATGAATTCATTACGGTCAATTACCTCTCCAGTGTTATTTGTATCATCACAAACAACACGGAAGTCGGTGATACCACGGCGACCTTGAACATCACGCAAAAATGGTTCTACGAGTGCAACAAACTGTGCTCTTGTAAATTGGTCGTTAAATTCAAACATTGAGAATCTTGCTGCTCTAGCAATAGCCTTCTCAAGCACAATGAACAGACGGCGCACATTGACTCTATCAAATGCACTTGGTTTGCCTAATAGTGTTTTATCGCCAAATAAAACTGTACCTTCGCCTTGGAAGTTTACAACAGGATTAATACCTTTAACATAGAGGGTATCTCTTTCTGCCTTAGTTGGATTCCAAGCTAGTTTTACAACATTGCGAATTTGGCCACGATTTAATCCGCCTGGAGAGAACCAAGGATCTTTTTCGATATCTGTCTTAGCACATAGACCGGCAATATCACCGTTCAATGGCACCCAACGGTATACATCGTTATACTTGTCGTACTGATATTTCCATCCACAATCCATAAAGGCATAAGATGAAGAACCAATACTTGCAGCCTGTGTTACACAAGCAGATGCTTCTGAACCAGCGTTGTCAACAACATCTGACTTAGCAGGTGAGAAGAATACGATGCAATCTTTTCTTGTTTCTACAAGAGTAATCAATGGAGAACTAATTGTATTTGCACCGGGACCTGTGATAATCAAAGAAATGTCTGTTGATTCAGAACTACTGAATAGGTTGTAACCAGTAATTGTATTTGCAGCAACAATAGTACCATCAGCACCCGCAGCAGTACCATTACCTAATGAAAGTGTAACGGCAGATGCAAGTCTTGTGAAAGAAGTGCCTGATGCAGTATTACCCCAAGTAGAAGATGCATTTGCATAGTTTGAAATAGTATTCGCAGTTGGATGACTCATCCAACGAACATACTTAGACCTACTTGCTAAAACATTTTTGTAATAGGTTGTGTTACCACTATCATCTTTAGCATCAGATGCCTTTGATACATATGCAAACTTTTCTAATACTGTATTAGAAGTACCTGAAATTTTACCTTCTTCATCAATAACGATAATGTGAATTTCGTCATTCGCACCACCTTGATTAGAAGTGTATGTAGAAGTTCCTGGAATACCGGTGAACTGTTCAGAATATGCCCAACCAGTAAATGTGTTAGCGTCTGCAATAGAAATTTTTAATGTGTTACCAAGTGCGCCAGCATATTTAGCGGCAAATTCACCGTAAGTGGTTGCACCGCTTGAGTAGTTTTCTAACCAGTCATCATCATTTTTGATTAGAACGGAAGTACCATTCGCAACCGCATTTTTAGTTGCGGCACCAAAAGCACGAACAACTTTAAGATTATTAGAATACGCAAGAAAGTTTGCAGCAGAGAACCAGTGTTCATAATTATTTGAATCTGGTTTACCAAAAGTGTCGGTAAGTTTTGATTCGTTTGAAATTGTAATAATTTCACCAACTGGACCCCATGCAAAAGGACCTGCAAATGCACCAATCGATGTGGCGCCTGAAGGAATAACTGTAGTCAGGTCAATTTCTGATACATTTACTCCAGGTGATAGCTGAAATGCCATGGATTTCTCCTTTAAAAGTATGGGTCAAATTCGAATTTATACTGTATTTAGTTATTTAGAAAGTTGAGGAATGATAACCTTTTTCTGTCCAATAGTCGTTACCGTCCACAATAACCTCTTCTTTCCGCCCATCGTCAAATATACCAACGGGCGTTAGTTCTTCGTCACTCAGCATGTTTTGTTCCGCTAACATCAACTTTCTAATATCAATGTTTGTCGATTCTTTAAAGAATGACTGCGCTGTTAACCAAGAAAACAAAACTAACCCCATAACCAAATCATCATTATTACCTTCTTCCGCAGCATAACTGTCACGGTTTCTAGTGAAGGTATTCATTTCGGCAATGGTGTCAAAGTCATTGATAATTAACTTATCATTTTCCACCAGTGTCTTTAAGTTAGCACATCCGACTTTTTTTACTGTCTTTGTGGTCTTGATACCGAAACTAGTAGACCTTTTAAATCCACCAGAAATACTTTGACCTTTAATATGATGATGTTCTAACTTGTATATGTTTTCGTATTCCAAATCATAGTGCAGAATATCGACAACTTGTTGACCAATGTTATTGGTCTCAACCAGAGCATATGCTTCATTGTACTTCTTTGCAACTGAGAAAATCACAGTAGGAAAGAACAACAAAGGCAATTTATTATTCCTATATTTAGCCACCTGTTTATACGGCACTTGACTTGCATCTATAACATTGATTGTCGAATAGTTTAAATCAACGCCTTCTGCACAGTCAATTGTGGCAATATACAAATGGTCTTTAATAGGTTCTTCGTATATATCAAGGCCTTCAAATGAAGATATTGGATTATGAAATGCAAGACTTCTCAGTTTTGCGCCAGATATTAATGTTGCTGATGAACCAATAAACTCAGTTTCAAACTCTTGTCTAAACTGTTCTTCACTAGTATTTCTAATAGTCTCATTCTTCCATTCTTCATCTCTGCCTGGAACTTGAGACCAATGTACTTCAAGTGGTTTGTAAGTAGACCTGCCTTCAATTGCATCTACCCACATCTTATAGAACATGTTCAGACCATTAGGTGTCGAAACAATAATAACTTTCGTAGTCTTACCAGAAGAGATAACAGGGTAAGTGGAAGTAAAGAAATCTTGAGCCATGTTATGTTGAACGAAAGCAAATTCATCCAAGAAAACTAGGTTGTAAGTTCCTCCACGAACCCCTGATGCAGAAGTCGCATATGCCCAAATCATTGAACCATTCTCTAGTTCAATATTACCTTTGTTCCAAGTTTTAATACCTTGTTGTAACCACAAAGGCAGATACTCATATGCATATTGAATTCTACCAAGAATCTCTCTTGCTAATGAACCTTTGTTTGCTAAGATTGCAACCTTATAATCAATATTAAATAATACTGACCATAACATATAACCTACAGTTGTGGTTGTTTTACCAACCTGTCGAGGCATCTTAGCAATACAGAATCTATTATTATGAAAAGTTTGTACCATATCCTCTTGGAATGGCCACATGTCAAATGGAATAAGACCTTTATCCACATTGACAATCTTTACATAATTTTTAATGAAGTAAATTGGATCTTCAGAACACTTTACAATCTCTGCAACTTGTTCTTCGGTATAGGATATTTCTACCCCTAACCGTTTTAAACTCGCATTACCATTATAACCGCCACCTAAATCTGACATTTTATTTTGTAATACTTCTTAACATCCAAGCTTTCTTCTGATGGGCGCCAAGAAGTTCCTGTAAAAAATTACTAACAGCAGGTTCATCTGCTTGTTCTGCCAAAACAATACCTGCTCTTAATTGCATAATGTATTTTTCGTTATCGTCTTTCAATGTAATAAACATTGTGTTTGCATCTGGCACAGTTGTTGCTTCTTCAACAGCAGATAGTTCTAAGAATCTTGAAAATGAACCAGGTGCATAAGAATCTAAGTATCTAATGTGTTCTGCAATCAAATCAGTTTGTGCAAAAACTTCAGTATAAAATGTGTTTAAAAAATCATGATACTGAGGAAAATTTGAACCTTCAATGTTCCAATGATAGTTGTGTGACTTTAGGTACAAAGCAAAATTTGTACCTAAAATTACTTTAAGTTGTTCAATTAATTGTTCCATGCTTATCCTTGTTCTTTAAAAACTTCACTAATTCTGTTGTAGAGCCAACAAAAACTGCCTTATCTACATTTATGTTTTTTGCGCTTTGTGATTCACCTGTTAAGTCTCTTTTTCTTTTCTGTACTTCAAGTAAATCTTTATTTAAGTCTGATAGATTTTTAATCAATCCAGCGGCAACTTCATAAGCTCTTGGGTGTTCTGATTCTTTGGCAACATGCAAAAGATTATCCATTGCAACATTACCTTTTGTAATTAGTTCTCTGATATTTTGTCTTGCAAATTCGGCATCATCTTCAACTGGAGTTTTTACAACCGCAGGTAAAGTTTCAAACTGAATTGGTTCTACATCAAGAACTTCAGATAATTTTTGATTCAACTTATTCATAATGTATTAGGAAAATTAACTACTGTTTCTGAGAATCCAAACTCATCATCTGGTTCGGCACCAATTGGATTTGGTGTAGTGACAACTAATATTGACCTTAAAGGATTAGTATCTATAGAAGTGATTGTATAATTTGCATTACTCTTATCACCAACAAGAACATCACCAACATTTAAATAATCATTTAAGTAACCAACAACAAGAGTGGCTGAGTTTGATGCACCAATAGCATTGTTACTGAAATACAAAACTTCACCAAAAATATTTTTATCTGATATCCTTACAGTTTCATTTGATGCAAAGTAACCAACACCGTTCGCATAGTCTACATAAACTTTCTGTGCATCTTTTGCTCTTGTTTCAAGGTAAATGCTTGAGTTCGCTTGTCTGATAACATCACCAGAAAGAACTGGTGGCCAAATATAACCTTTTGCAGTAAACTCTAAGTCCCAAGTTATCAATCTTGTGCTTGTCATGTCACCTTCATACTCTGTGCTTGTATTCACAGAATTAAGAATTACGGGCATGTCATATTTTTTACCCATAGCTGGAATAAAATTAATTGTTACATTAAAGTCTGGTGTAAAAAATGGTAAAATTTGTTCTAATATTTGTGTACCATCTTCTGTGTTTCTCACATAGATGGATAAAGAAAATGAAAAATCATATGGCACAGGAACAAACTGTGTCTTAACAGTTGTTGCAGTATTAGCTGCAAAGTTTCTTACTGTAGACGGTAACTTTCTGGAAACATCATAACTCATTCCGGTCATATCAAATGACATTCTTGGAACTGAAGTTGCAATAGACTTTGTTAGATTTGGGTCAGACTGTAATCTAACCAAATACTTTTCCTTTGCACCATAATTTAGAGGTACTTTAAATTTTTCATATGCAGTCGTGCCTGCCTTATTGTATCTAACAATATGGATGTCATTGAACATTGTACCAAATGCAACAACTACTTTGCGAATGGTTCGATTATAAAAGTGGTCATTACCTAACATTATGCTTCACCAAATGGATTGTTTTCTGAGAAATCTATGATTGAATCTGCTTCACCTTCAATTAATGTATTATCTGTAACATCTTCAAATGCACTATTATCAAATACTGTATCATTGGAAACAGTTGCGGATGTAAATCTTGCATTTGATGTTGCACCAATTGACATTGTATTATTTGCAAAAGTACCCATCACTCTTATAATATCTAAGTTTCTTGTTGTGCCACTCCAAGAGTAAACAGTTGCTTTTGCATTTGCAGTTGCAAGACTACCACCTTGATAAACAATTTCATCTTGTACATATGTTCCTGTACCACCAGATGCCATTGTGATTCTTTCTCTCTTGTATGCATCTCTAATTTGACTATCGATTTCATCATTACCAGTAACAATATATTCTTCAGAGAATACAAGCTGTTTCATTTTTAATGCATACACATAAACATTACCACCACGACCACGACCTAATGTATAGAACATTGCTTGGTCGTTTTCATGCTCTACAAATGTAATTTCAAAGAAATTTTGAATCAATGGAATGTAGATTAAATCACCTTCTCTTGGTCTGATAAGATTTGATGCACCTGTAGTGTATTTAAATCTACGGCGAGAAACTAATAGTGTGAGTTCATCTCTAATTTCAAGACCAAATTTGGACATGAAGTCA